CGTTAACTTCGCTGCTATACCTAAGAGTGAACAACACCGTAAATGTTTCAAACCCACCAATGACTACTTTGTTGAGCTGGATTTTGATGGTTATCACCTGCGTTTACTTTGTGAGCAGATTAACTTTGAGCTAACTAGCGATTCAGCACACAAACAATTAGCTAAACATTACTTTGGAACTCAAGATATTACAGAAGAACAGTATCTAGAAGCAAAACAAATTAATTTTCAAGCAATTTACGGTAAAATACCTAAAGAACATAGGAATTTAGAAATATTTAAAAAAATTAGTAACTTTATCAAAGAACTTTGGCGTGTATACGAAGAAGATGGCGAAGTCTTAGAACCTATCAGTGGGAAACCATTTGGTAAAGAGCTAAAAGACATGCATCCAGCAAAGCTAATGAATTATGTTATGCAATCTTTGGAAACTTCAAGAAATATTCTTATATTGAAAGAAGTACTGCGATATTTACAAAACAAAAAAACAAATGTAGTGCTCTACACTTACGATTCTTTTCTTTTTGACTTTAGCAAGGAAGACGGTATAGAAACATTAGATGATATTAAGGAGATCTTAGAAGAGGGTGGAAAATACCCTATTAAATTTAAACACTCAAAAGATCTTTGTTTATAAACACGAAAGATATTTATATATGATACAAGAAGCTATCGTAAAGGGGTTTGATTATGACATTGACCCCATTTATTTAAATGAAGATATGAGCAACAAATTATTTTGTACCTTCGCTACACAAGATACTCTAGAAGGAGTTATTGAAGAAGTTAAGGAGAGGTACAATATCATATATAATAAAATCTTTGTACTTTATTCAAAAAGTCAAGATGAATATATTTGTACCTATAATGTAGATTTCGGGAACGTAGGTTCCTTTTTAGAGAATACTATATTAGTGCATCGAAAAAAAGAGTCGAATACACTTTATACTATTAATGCACTTAATACCCTAATTAAGGAGTTGAATGGAGGAGTACTTGACACATCTTATAGAATTAACTGGCCAGATTACAAAAACTGTGTACTATTGACTAAAGGCCCAGAATTAAAAAGAGTCAATACTAAACTTTATAGGATTATAGAGTTGGAGAACTGAAATTAAGTTCTTATATTGTATTAATAAACGTTATATTTTAAAATTAGTTATATGGATTTAAATGCTATTAAAGCAAAACTCGACACGTTAAACAGTAACGGTCAACAAAAAGAGAAAACAGATTATTCAAAGATTTTTTGGAAACCTGAATTGGGTAAGCAGACGATTAGAATCGTTCCTTCTGCCTTTGACCCTGCATTTCCGTTTAAGGAATTAAAATTCCACTACGGTGTAGGAAAATACCCGATGGTTGCTTTATCGAATTTCGGTAAACAAGACCCTATCGAGGAGTTCGTAAAAGAACTTAGAAAGACAAACGATAAAGACAATTGGTCTCTATCAGGAAAACTTAACCCTAAGACAAGAGTATTTGCTCCTGTAGTAGTAAGAGGTCAAGAAGAAAAAGGAGTTAGATTATGGGGCTTCGGTATTACAATCTATAAAGCATTACTTGCTTTAGCAGAGGATGAAGATATTGGAGACTTTACAGACGTTATTAATGGATGGGATATGGTAGTAGAGCAACAAGCTGGTAACCCTTACCCTGAAACTACTGTTCGTATTAAACCAAAACAAACACCTCTATCAGATAATAATGAATTAGTTGATATTTGGTTAAAATCACAACCTAATCCTACAGAAGTACATACTGAGTATGATTACGATTACATTAAAAAACAACTACAAGGTTATTTAAATCCTGGAGCTGAAGAAACTACTACAGCACCGGATAGTAATATCGATAAAACTCTGCCAGAAAGCTTAGGTCAACAGAAATCTGACTTTACTTTGGAAACAGCTACGGCTGGCAACAAAGACACAGTTAGTAAATTTGATGACTTATTTAATGAATAATGGCAAAAAAACAAGAGACACAAGAGAAAGCGGCAGCAGCTGTACGCAAATCATTCAACTTAGGTAACTTTAAAAAGAAGAAAGGCTTTGCAAATGCATCTGTAAAGTTTAAAGAGCAAGGGTGGATTCCACTTTCTAAAGCTTTTCAAGACATTACGTCTCTACCGGGCATACCTACAGGTCATATAACTCTTCTTAGAGGTCATAGTGATACAGGTAAAACTACTGCGTTATTAGAAGCTGCAGTAAATGCTCAAAAAGCAGGTATACTACCAGTTTTTATTATATCAGAGATGAAATGGTCTTGGGAACATGCTAAAGAAATGGGTTTACAGTTTGATGAGGTAAAGGATGCTAACGGTACAGTTACCGACTATGAAGGTCATTTCTTATACGCCGATAGAGGTTCATTAAATACTATTGAAGAAGTAGCAGTTTATATGGCTGACCTAATGGACGAACAAGCAAAAGGTAACTTACCTTATGATATGTGCTTCTTCTGGGATTCAATTGGATCTATACCTTGTGATCTATCAGTACGTTCTAATAAGAACAATAATGAATGGAATGCAGGAGCAATGTCTACTCAATTTGGTAATAACCTTAATCAAAAGATACTATTATCAAGAAAAGAGAATGCACCGTATACTAATACGTTAGTAGCTATCAATAAAGTATGGACTATGAAACCTGAGCATCCAATGGGTCAACCTAAGTTGCAGAATAAAGGAGGAATGTCTATGTGGTATGATGCTACACTAGTAGTAACGTTTGGGAATATTACAAACCCTGGAACTTCTAAGATTAAAGCTGTAAAGAACGGCCTTCAAGTAGAATTCGCTAAAAGAACTAATATTCAGATAGAGAAGAACCACATTGGAGGAGTACAGTCAAGAGGAAGGGTAGTGATGACTTCACATGGATTTATCGAAGACGATAAAAAAGCTATTGACAAGTATAGAGATGCTCATAAAGAGCACTGGTTAAAACTTGTAGGATCTATAGATTTCGATTTAATAGAAGAAGGCGACCTAGAAGAAGAAAGAATCACTCCTAATATTCTCGATTAATGGCATACGATGACATTCTAAATAATTTAAAGGAAACCCCTCCCCGAGCATTAAATGACCATATCTTAGTCATAGATGCGATGAACACCCTAATACGGTCGTTCTCGTTGCTCAAAGCGATGAACCCATCAGGCACCCATGTCGGCGGCCTGGTAGGGTTTCTTCGTTCCTTAGGGTACGTAACTCGAATTTTTGACCCAACAAGAGTAATTATTATATGGGATGGGAAAGGAGGCTCTACTAATAGAAAAAATATAGACCCTAATTATAAAGCTCAAAGAGCAAATTCAAGAATTACACACTGGGGGTTATACGATACTAAAGAAGAAGAGACCGAAGCACTTATAGGACAGTTATATAGAACTCAAGATTACTTAGACTGCTTACCAGTACATCAAATTGTAATGGATAAGTTAGAAGCTGATGATATTATGGCATGGATAGCTAAAAAAGCTTCTTCATCAAATGTTAAGAAGTGTACAATTGTATCATCCGATAAAGACTTTTTGCAGTTAGTAGATGAAACTATAGAAGTTTATGCACCTATAAAAAAGAAAGTCTTTACTAAGGATAATATATTTGATGAGCTAAAAGTACTCCCGGAAAATTACAATATAGTTAAAGCCCTACTAGGTGATAACTCAGATAATTTACAAGGAGTAAAAGGTTTAGGTATTAAGACAGTTGTATCACAGTTCCCTAAACTCTTGACAGAAATAACAGACTTAGATTATATCTATAAAGTTGCGGAAGAAAACTTAGACGGTAAAAAAATCTTTGCAAAAATTATTCATAATTGGGACAGAGTTCTTACTAACTTTGAGTTAATGGACCTACATATTACTTCCTTAGACGATAAAGAGAAGGAGTACGTTAACGAAGTATTAAACTCACCAGTACCTAGTCTACAAACAGGTGCTTTTCTTAGACTATTAGAAAAAGATAAAATAGAAGGTATTACAAAAAATACTGAAAGTTGGTTAGAGAATTATAGAGGGTTAATCACAGCATAATGAACTACAGATTATTTATTATCGGAGCAGGATTCTTTTTTCTTGCACAGACATTATCTTGGTTCCAAACTAACGGTCAATTTTTAAATAACTGGGTTAGGGATAACCCAATAATAGTATCAGGCCTTTTTGGAATACCGGTAGGTATGTGTTATATTTACGGCACTACTTACGTTGTTGAAGCTTTTGAAGGAAAGTTATGGCCATCAAGACTTACAGGCTTTGCCACAGGTATATTTAGTTTTGCCATTCTCAGCTATGTTTTTATGAAAGAAGGAGTTAATCTTAAAACAGGTATTATATTAGGATTAGCTACAGTGATAATAATGTTACAAGTATTTTGGAAATATGATTAAAGGAATAATAGCAGGAAATTTTGATGTACTACATCCTGGGTATATAGAAATGTTTAAGGAGATGAAGAAACACTGCAGTACTTTAATAGTACTATTGCATACTGATCCATCGGTAGAAAGACCTCACAAACTTAAACCTATTCTAAGCACATCAGAAAGAAGGGAAATGTTACTTTCTCTAAAGTATGTAGATGATGTTGTTTCGTATACGTTTGAAGCATCACTTTTAGATTTGCTAAGGTTAGGAGAGTTTGATATAAGGTTTTTAGGAGATGATTATATAGATAAACCTTTTACTGGAGACCATCTAAAGATACCAGTACACTTTTTAAATAGAGATCACGGCTGGTCTACAACTAAATTTAAAAAATTAATAGCAGAAAGTTATGAACGCAGTAATAGTTAGTGGGTACTTCAACCCTTTTCACAAAGGTCATCTAGAGCTTTTTGAAAATGCAAGAAGGAAAGGAACGGAACTATGGGTTATAGTAAATAGTGACTTTCAACGAGAGTTAAAAGGGAGTAAAGCATTTATGGATGAAAATGAACGGTTAGAAATTATAAGAGCACTCAAAGTAGTTGATAAAGCTTTCATTTCTATAGATAGAGATTCTACTCAATGTAAAACTCTAAGCACTATTAGTAATTTTTTCTCTTACGATTATTCTTTATCATTTGGCAACGGTGGTGACCAAACTAACGAATCAATACCTGAAACAAAAATATGTAAAGAATTAGGAATAAAACTTATAGACGGATTAGGAGATAAAATACAGTCTTCTTCTTGGCTATTAAAAAAATAAATCATATATTAATAGAACATAAAAAGGTTATAGATGACATTAAAAAGTTTACAAAATTACGGGAAAGGGTTCCAATTAAAAGTTTTAGGGTCGTTACTGACAGATAAAAGTTTCTTACTTAACGTAAGAGATGTTTTACATGATCATTATTTCGATGCAGATTCACATAAGTGGATAGTCAATCAGATAAAAGATTACTTTGATAAGTACCACACCAGTGTTACTATGGACGTACTTAAAGTAGAGCTTCAAAAACTAGAAAACGAAGTTCTTCAAGTAGCGTTAAAAGAAGAGTTAAGAAACTCATACGAAGCTACACAAGATGATCTAGAGTACATACAGGAAGAATTTCAAACCTTCTGTAAGAATCAAGAAATGAAAACCGCTATACTAAACTCAGCTGATCTACTCAAAGAAGGAGACTTCGACGGTATCAGAAATCAAGTTGAAACTGCAATGAAAGCAGGTATGGATAAAAACATTGGACATGAATATAATAAAGACGTTGAAACTCGTTATCGCCTCGACTATAGGCCTACTATTCCTTCTCCTTGGCCTATCTTCAATGATGGTATACAGGGAGGATTTGGCCCTGGCGACCTGGCTATTGTTTTTGGTAATCCAGGTGGGGGTAAGTCATGGACTTGCGTTGCTATTGCTGCTCATGCTGTTAAAATGGGCTATAACGTCAACTATTACACTTTGGAACTTGGAGAGGACTACGTGGGAAAACGATTTGACTGTTATTTTACAGGGTACAGTATTGATGAAGTCAATAAACACCGTAAAGAAGTACAGACGTACGTTGATGGTCTCAAAGGCAAACTTATCGTTAAAGAGTATGCTCCAAAGAATGCAACGGTAAACACTATTAAGTCACATATTCAGAAATGTACGGATATGGATCATAAACCAGATTTAGTTATTATTGACTATGTAGATTATTTAAGAGCTCCCTCTAAAGGTAAAGGTTTCGAACGTAAAGATGAGATAGATGATGTATTTATTGCAACCAAAGGTTTAGCAAAAGAAATGAAAATCCCCGTAATTACACCGTCGCAGGTAAATAGAATGGGAGCTAAAGATAATGTAATTGAAGGCGATAAAGCAGCTGGGAGTTACGATAAAATGATGGTAGCAGATATATGTATATCTCTATCTAGACAAAAAGAAGATAAAGTTTTAGGTACTGGAAGAATTCACGTAATGAAAAATAGATACGGCCAAGACGGTATGACCTATAACATTAAGATGGATACTAACAACGGTAGAATTGAGTTTGATGGAATCTCCAACCCAGCAGACTTATTAGAAGATGAGAGTAAACCTAAGTTTACCTTAACCCGTGAACAAATGGAAAAAGTTTTATAAGTTTTCAGGCATAATGTTGAATATATATCATATTTATAACCATGCCCGAAGGAATTTTCTCCTCGGGTGTTTTTGTCTAAATTTTTTTAATATTAAATTATAATTATATATGAGTTTATTAGAAGAACGGGTTGTGTATAAGCCCTTCGAGTACCCACAAGCATACGATTACTGGTTAAAGCAGCAACAAGCACACTGGCTTCATACAGAAGTACCAATGGCTCAAGATGTCACTGACTGGAAATCTAATATGAAAGATCATGAAAAGAATGTTGTCGGCGGTATCCTGAAAGGATTTGCACAAACAGAAACAGTAGTAAATGACTACTGGTCAACACTAGTTACTAAGTGGTTTAGGAAGCCGGAAGTTATTATGATGGGTACTACTTTAGGTTCTTCTGAAACAATACATGCGGAAGCTTATTCATTACTAAATGAGCAGTTAGGTCTAGATGACTTTGCAGAATTTATGGAAGACGAAGCTACTATGGCAAAAATAGAATCTTTAATGAATGTTAGAGATGGGCATAATGGAGAAGCTAACTGGCATGATAGAGCTAAATCTCTAGCTATATTCTCAGCATTTACTGAAGGAGTTAATTTATTTTCTTCGTTTGCAGTTCTTTTGTCATTTAAAATGAGAAATAAACTTAAAGGAGTAGGTCAAATTGTAGAATGGTCAGTGAGAGATGAAAGCCTACATTCAGAAGCAGGTTGCTGGTTATTTAGAACTCTTATGGAAGAGCATCCTGAATTTAAAACACCTAAATTAATTGCCGATATCAACGAAGCAGCTAAATCAGCAGTAGAGTTAGAATTTAACTTTATAGATAAGATATTCGAAATGGGAGATCTTGAAAACCTAACTAAAGAAGAACTAAAAAACTTTATAAAACATAGAGTTAATACTAAAATGGGGGATTTGGGATTAAACCCTATTATACCTTCTTCAGAAATAGATAAAGGAGCATTAAAGACTATGAAATGGTTTGATGCAGTAATCGCAGGTAAACAACAAACTGATTTCTTTGCAAGTAGAGTAACAAACTACAGTAAAGGTCATTTGGATTGGTCAAACGCATTTTAATATGATACCAATAATAATATATTCAGACAAATTTCTTGATAAAATAGGTATCTTTTTTAGGGTAGGAGGTATAACTTTATTTCCTTTCATTATAATAAGAAAACCTTATAAGAAACTGGTTAACCATGAAACTATTCACATATACCAACAGTTAGAGCTTTTAGTAATACCCTTTTACCTACTTTACATTCTAATGTACCTGTATAACATAGTAAAGTACCGGAATGTATTTGAAGCTTATATGAACATACCTTTTGAAAAGGAAGCATATGCAAACGAAAACGATTACACATACATAAAAAAACGAAAGTTATTTTCTTGGATTAAATATTTTAAATAAAACATGTCATATATAGTAGATACAAGCAATTGGGAATCCGGAAAAGACTACCCAGAATGGATGAACGAAGTTTCATTAGCAACAATTTCAAAAGGTTATTTATTACCGGATGAAACTCCAAAAAAAGCATTTAGAAGAGTAGCTGATACAGTAGCTCATAGACTAGATCGTCCTGACTTAGCGAATAAGTTTTTTCGTTATATGTGGAAAGGATGGTTGAACTTAGCCTCTCCTGTACTATCAAATACAGGAACCGATAGGGGACTGCCCATCTCTTGTTTCGGTATCGATACACCGGACTCCATTAGAGGTATCGGCCTTACTAACGCAGAGTTAATGAGGCTGACTTCTCTAGGAGGAGGAGTAGGTATTGGACTATCTAAAGTTAGAGGTAGAGGTAATAAAATAGGTAAAGATGATATGGGTCAGTCTGAAGGTATAGTACCTTGGGCTAAGATTTACGACTCTACAATTATTGCTACTAATCAAGGAGCAGTAAGAAGAGGAGCAGCATCAGTTAATCTGGATATTAATCACCCAGATATAGAAGAATACCTAGAAATAAGAAGACCTAAAGGAGATCCTAACAGACAGTGTCTAAACCTTCATCAATGTGTTGTAGTGGATGATAGCTTTATGCAAAAACTAGAGCATAGAGACGCTGAGGCAATGGGGTTATGGGTTAAAATACTAAAGTCTAGAGTAGAAACTGGAGAGCCTTACATTATGTTTACAGATACAGTAAATAATGCTAATCCTCCAGCATACAAAAAGAATAACCTAGATGTAACCATGACCAACATTTGCTCAGAAATTACTTTACATACTGATGAAGAGCATAGTTTTATTTGTTGTCTGTCATCGGTTAACCTTACTAAGTGGAATGAGTGGAAAAACACTGATTTAATAGAAACCGCAGTGTACTTTTTAGACGGTGTATTAGAAGAGTTTTTAATCAAAACGAATGGAATGGATTCTTTAATCAGAGCAAACCGTTCTGCTAAAAAAGGAAGAGCAATAGGTTTAGGAGTGTTAGGGTGGCATACATTTTTACAAGACGAAAGGATACCATTTGGTTCTATTAGAGCTACATCTTTGACTCATCAAATATTTTCTGATATTAAAACTAAAGCAGAAGCAGCTTCAAGACAATTAGCAGATGAGTACGGAGAACCTTTATGGTGTAAAGGAACAGGTATGAGAAATACTCATGTTATGGCGATTGCACCCACAGTTTCTAATAGTACTATAGCAGGAGGTGTATCTGCCGGTATTGAACCAGTACCTGCTAACATTTACACATTTAATTCAGCAAAAGGTACATTTATACGCAAAAATTCAGCATTAGAATCTTATTTAGAAGCAAAAGGAGCTAATACTGAAGAAGTATGGGATCAAATTATGAAAGATAGAGGGTCAATCGCTAACTTACCGGAAGATGTAATGCCAGCTGAAGACAAACCTATATTTTTAACATTTGCTGAGATAAACCAATTGCAGTTAGTAGAACAAGCAGCAGCAAGACAGAAGTATATAGATCAAACACAATCTTTAAATCTAGCATTTGACCCAACAGATAGTCCTAAGTTTATTAATGAAGTTCATCAAACGGCTTGGAGATTAGGAATAAAAACACTATATTACTTAAGAACAGATAGCGTAATTAACGGAGACATAGGAAGCAGAACAGATGAGAACTGCCTTTCTTGCGACGGATAGTATAAAATAAAGTTATGGCAAAAAGAGATACAATTTTTATCTCTATAGCAAGTTATAGAGACAAAGAGCTACTACCTACTATAGAGAATTGTTTAAAGCAAGCAAAATACCCGGATAGATTAAGGTTCGGGATATGCTGGCAGCATAGTAAAGAAGATGAGTGGGATAACCTCGACTTATATAAAAATGATAGGAGGTTTGAAATTATAGATATAGACTTTCAGGACTCAAAAGGAGCTTGTTGGGCAAGACATCATATTCAAAAGTTTTACAACGATGAAACCTACACTCTACAGTTAGATTCCCACCATAGGTTCATAGACAATTGGGACGAAGAGTGTATTAAAATGCATAAACTAGCAATAAAACAAGGACACCCTAAACCTTTACTTACTGCTTACCTTTCATCATATTTTCCAGATAAAGACCCAGTAGGAAGATTAGAAGAACCTTGGTACTTATGCTTTGATAGAATAGCTCCAGAAGGCCCTCTGCATACAAAGCCGCATAGTATAGAAGATTGGGAAACATTAGAAGGCCCTGTACCTAATAGATTTTTCTCTGGTCACTTCGCATTTACTACTGGTGACTTTAATACTAAGGTGCCTTACGACCCTGCTTTATATTTTCACGGTGAAGAAATTACTATGGCAGTTAGAGCTTATACTCATGGGTTTGATCTACTAACTCCCCATAAGGTTCTAGCTTATCACTATTATGAAAGAAACGATGGGGTTAAACATTGGTCTGATCATGATCATACGTTAAGAGATACTGTATCATTTTCTAGGGTAAGAACTCTTTTAGGAGTAGGTAAGCCAAAATGTAGACCATGTGTACTAAAGCAGTTAGAGCCTTACGCACTAGGAAAAGAAAGAACTATTGTTGAATACGAACAGTACGCAGGAATCGACTTTACTACTAAGAAAGTCCAGAAGCATACTTTAGATCATTTCAACCCACCAAACCCTACAAACTTTGAAACTGTAAACGGCTACACAGAGTCTTTTTTAAATTATAATAAGTATGCAGTAGATGTACACTCTTCTCACTTTAATGAAGATGACTACGAATACTGTGTTATTTCATTCGAAGGTGAAGACCCAGGAAATGTTATATTTAGAGAAGACATGCCCGGAGAGGAGCTAACTACTTTAATAGATAAAGCAGGAACTGGATTTGTTACTATTTGGAAAGAATTTTACGGAGTTACACCTTATAAAGTAGTAATATGGCCTCATTCTAAAAAAGAAGGTTTTGTAGAAAGATACGAACATATATTTCCAAATGAATAGAAAGTCAACTATATTATTACATCTACCGGCTTACCGTGAACCGGAACTTATTCCCACAATTGAAGATGCTCTAAAACAAGCAAAATACCCGGAAAGGTTACATTTTGGAATATGCAGACAGTATGAACCTTCTGATAAGTTTGACGATTTAACTAAGTATAAGGATAACCCTAATTTCCATATACACGAAATGTTAGCAGTCGATGCTCAAGGCCTTCCTTTTGCAAGAGCTATCATAAACGAAGAGCTACTAACAGATCAGGAGTATATTTTACAGTTAGATTCCCACCATAGATTTGTAAAAAATTGGGATGAAATGCTTGTTGATATGCATAAAAGTTTAGAAGATAAAGGACATAAACCAGTACTAACCGGATACCTGCCAGAATATAAACCTTTCGAAGAGCCAGAAGGAAGAGCAGACTGTCCATGGAAGAGTATACCTAACTGTTTCTACCCTCACGGTACCTTATTTATCCAGCCTACTAAATTAGACGGTTGGGAAGATTTAACAGAACCTGTACCTTCTAGATTTGTTTGTGGACATTTTGCTTTTGCTAGAAGTCAATGGGCTAAAGAAATTAGACATGATCCCGATCTATACTTCTCTGGAGAAGAAATTAATTTAACTGTAAGGAGTTTTACTCACGGTTATGATTTATTTCACCCTCATAAATTAGTAATTTGGCATGCTACAATGAGAGAAGAAAGAGACGGTATACTAGTATGGGATGACCAGTCAAAAGCTGGAAACGATATGTACTGGAAGAAACAAGATTCTGGAAGAGCCAAAATAAGACAGTTATTTGGAGTAGAAGATAACGGCTTTGATTTAACTGGATATGATTTAGGGACAGAGCGTTCATTTAGGGATTATGAAATATATGCTGGATTGCACTTTAAAAAGAGAGCTATGCAGCAGCATACTATAGATTGGAAATACCCTCCCAACCCTATCATCGGTAATTCCGAAGAGGAATGGGAAGATTCTTTTTCTAAGTCACATTACCATCTAGTTACAGTCTTAAAAGAAGATTTTACTAAAGACGACTATGACTTTATATTAATAGCATTTGATAATGAAAAAGGAGAAAGTATACACAGTGTATTTATAGATGATCATAGACTAAGTAACTTCTTAAAAAAAGGAACCCCAATACATTACGAGCAAACGTTTATGAGCGTGAAACAACCAGCAAGAGTAGTATACTGGGCACATAGTAAAAGTGAAGGATGGGCAGAACGTAAAGAATTTGACTATAAATAAAAGAGGGATATGGCTAATGTAGGATTTTACGGCTCGCACAACGCTTGTATAGTAATAGAAAAAGAAGGTAAAATCACCTTAGTACTAGAAATAGAAAGAATACTTAATTTTAAAAATGGAGGAGTAGCTCAATATAAAACAGTAAGATCAGACTTTATAAATCCTCTAGTAATATACTTGAGAGACTATATACTTAAAGCAGCAGGAGTAAGTAAGTTTGAAACTTGCTATCATATGAATACTGATGTCATTATAGATAATGTAAAGTATGAATTGGAAAAAATAATTCCTGCTGATAATTACGTACACGGAAAACATCACCAATCTCACGCTGCTGGTTCCTTTTACCAATCGCCATTTAATAAGGCGTTAGCTTTTTCATTTGACGGAGGTGGAAATGATGGTTTCTTTAACATATACTATGCAACAAGAAGCAACTCAGTTAAATTACTAGAATCAGTTAAATCACCTGTAAGTGAAAGCCCACATATGTTTTATGACTTGGGTTTCCCCTATATGTTAATAGGTAACTACTTAAAGGATATTAGATTAGAACCTTTATCCGAAGGAAACTTAGTATGGCCCGGAAAAGTAATGGGATTAGTATCTTATGGACAAGTAAGACAAGAATGGGTAAAACCTTTTATAGACTACTATAAATCACAGCCAGAAGGTAGTGATTATCTTGAAAAAATAGAGGTACTTAGTAAAGATATAGGTTTAGAACTAACTACTAAAAATAGATTAGAAGGACAGACAGCTTATGATTTTGCAGCTACTTCTCAACATGCTTTTGAGGAGTGTTTTATTGAAGTAGTTAAACCTTATATAGAGCAGTATAAAGATATACCTATTATAATGTCAGGAGGTTGTAGTTTAAATATAATTTTAAACACTAGAATTAAAAAAGAATTTAATAGAGAAGTTTTTGTGGGACCCAACCCTAACGACTGTGGATTAGCAGCAGGATTACTACTACATCAATCCAAACCTCAAAAACAAGTAGATCTAACATATAGCGGTCCAGAATTATTAGACTTTAATAACTTAGGTAATTATCTTCAAAATTACCCATATAACCTTGAATTAACAATAGAAGATTCAAATGAAGTAGCAAAAGATTTAGCAGAAGGAAAAATAATAGGAGTCGCAAGAGAAACTTCTGAACATGGCCCAAGAGCACTGGGTAATAGAAGTATTTTATGTAATCCTGCTATTATAGAAATGAAAGATATATTAAATAGCAAAGTTAAGAATAGAGAGTGGTATCGACCTTTTGCTCCCGTAGTAAGATTAGAAGATGTATCTACATACTTTGAATGGGAAGGAGAATCTAGATGGATGTCTTTTTGCCCTAAAGTAAAAGAAGAGTGGAGAGAAAAACTACCTTCTATTACTCACGTAGACGGAACTGCAAGAGTACAGACAGTAACAAAAGAACAAAATCCTTGGCTATATAACCTTCTAACACTATTTCACGATAAAACAGGTATCGGGGTACTACTTAACACCTCATTCAACCTTAACGGTAAACCAATACTGTCTACTGTTGCAGATGCATTTGAAATACTTACTAACAGTCAGTTAGATAGTTTAATAATAGAAAAGTACTACATAAATAAAAAATAATATGAGCAATTTTACATTAGTATCTGGGTTATGGAATATGGGCAGAGAAGATAGAGAATTCGAATCTCATTATATGCAAAAATTTTCTGAGTTTCTTGAAATTAATGCAAACATGATTCTATTTCTACCTAAAGAGTTAGAAGAGTTCGTTTGGGAAAGAAGAAGCCCATCTAATACTTTTATAAAGGTAACTGAATTAGAAGATTTAAAAACTAATCTATATGCTCCACATTGGGATAAGACTCAAGGTATAAGAAATAACCCAGAATGGCAGAACATAACAGGAGAAGGTGGATGGTTAAAAACTAGTGCACAAGCAAGTTTAGAATATTACAACCCAGTAGTGATGTCTAAAATGTTTATGTTACATGACGCAGTTTTATATAATAATTTTAATACTGAATACTTTTACTGGATGGATGCCGGTATAACCAACACAGTACCTAAAACTCATTTAGTAGAAAACAAATGCCTAGACAATTTAGTTAAGTATACTGATAATTTTTTATTTTTATCTTGGAATTATGATAATGGAGATGAAATACACGGGTTCAAAAGACAGGGAATGGACAGACATGCAGGAAAACCTGTAACGTTCGTATGTAGAGGAGGGCTTTTTGGAGGCCATGGAGACGGCATTAGACAAGCTAATTCTACTTACTATTCACTTCTTAATAATAGCTTGTCTGAAGGATTAATGGGAACAGAAGAAAGTATATTTGCAATAATGGCAACTGCTGAACCTGGCACCTATAGGAGATTTCTGTTAGATGATAATGGACTTATAGTAAAGTTTACTCAAGCTTTAGTAGAGGATAATGTACAGATAGTACCAATAGACCCTAACGTCAAACCTCAAGTTGTACTAAGTAAGAGTCAATTAGATTCTATTAAGACCAACCTATACATACTTACATTTAACTTTCCAGATCAGTTACTTCATACGATTAACTCTATGAAAAAAACCCCTGAATGGTTAAAAAAGCCACATAAGGTTCTTTTAGATAATTCTACAGATGAAAATGCAAGAGTGGAATATGAAAAAATCGCAAAAGAGTATGATTTTGAGTATATATGGTTAGAGGGTAACAAAGGGATATGCGGCGGAAGACAGGTAGCAGCAGAACACTTCGAAGAGTCAGACGCTGATTTCTATTTCTTTTTTGAAGATGATATGACATCTAATCCACCTGAACTAGATGGTAAGACCTGTAGAAATGGACTTAGAAAGTATGTTCACGGATTGTATGACAAGTTACATAGGATTATTATAAAAGAAAAGTACGATTACTTAAAACTCTCGTTTACCGAAGTGTACTGGGATAATGATATACAGACAAGCTGGTATAATGTTCCACAAGATGTCAGAGAAAAGTATTGGCCTGATTATTCTTCTCTTCCAACAACCGGTAGGGACCCAAATGCACCTAGAACTAAATTTAATAAGGTAGGAAATGTAGAAGGACTTGCTTACCTTGACGGGGAAGTAACATATACTAACTGGCCAATGATAATGTCTAGAGAAGGAAACAGAAAAGTCTTTATAGAAACAAAATGGAATCATCCATTTGAACAAACATGGATGTCTCACGTATTTCAGAAACAAAAAGAAAGTTATATTACTGCAGGAGTACTACTAGCTTCCCCAATATGGCACGATAGGATAAAATATTATAAACCAGAAGAAAGAAGAGAGAATGATGGGTAATAAGTTGGATATTAGCGTTATTATGCTTATATTATAGTATAATAATAATCTATATAAACATATGTCGAAATCATCAACTAAACAGAAAGTTACTCAACTTAAAGAGTGGTTAAAGACTCTTAATACAGGGAGCAACTCTTCTAACAAACCCCGTAAGTTTTCTAAAGCAGATCACTACAACAAAGCAAATAATAAGTATGGCGGCAAAAAAAGTAATTAAGTTTTATGCATCATGGTGCGGACCATGTAAGATATATGGAAAAACATGGGATAAAGTAACCCCATCGTATAGCGATCAAGTAGAATTCTCAAGTATAGATATCGATAAAGATACTACAGGTTCTGCTAACAAGTACAAAATAGACTCAGTACCTACTACTGTACTTGTAAGAGAAGACGGCTCTACTAAACTATTAGAAGGCCGATTGACTAAAAATGAATTAACAGAATTAATCTTATCTTAAATGTTACGAAATCCAAATTCAATACCTGCTATTGATACAATCATAGCAGACCCTAAAATGGAACCTTTCTTTATTACACGTTCACCTAATAACGGTTATACGGTATACGAAAGAGTTATCAAAGGGGATAATAATACAGAGTACATCAAAAATGTAAGCTACCCTTCAAACTTTGGAAATGCTTTACAAACCATTGCTAGAGAAAAACTAAACGAAGAAGGTACTACATATGATTTAAAAACTTATGTAAAACGTTGGGAGAATGTAAAAAATTCCTTAACTTCTATATTAGAATAAAAGTATGGTTAAAAAAGTACTATTAAATGGAACACATGCATACGAAGGCTTTATAAGTGATGATGATAAAAATTCACTTTTAAGCTGGGTTGAAAATAATATTCATGAGTTTCGTCCTAATATGAAAGGAAGGTATTTTAGATCTTTAAAAGAGATTAAAAACTCACCATTAGAATTAGTACTAAAATTAAAAGACAGAATAGTAAAATTAGAAAATATTACTGACTGGAAAGAAGAGCCTTTATTTTCAGATTATATTGGAATAAATCTAGAAGGAGCAAGTATTCAACCACATACAGATCCAAATGAAAATAATTATATTCATACTAGATATAATATAATTTTAAGCTGGCCTGAAAAAGGAGGAGAATCTATCTACGGTAAAAACGTTAATGTTTTAAAAGAAAACTTAGTATGGAAATGTGTTGCAGGTAAAGTTACACATGCAAG